GTAGTCGCGCCTTGAGCAAGATTTTGGCCGTACTGACCCGCTTGGTTAGCCAACGTGTTGGTAGTCGTCTGGCCCATACCCGTAAGGCTTTGCAACGGGTTTAACCTATTTTGAAACCCAATGTTATATCTATTAAAAGCCTTGTCGAATTCTTGCGACCCAAGCTCCTGCCCAAACCGAGTAACGCCGCGCAGCTGAGCGCCTGACAATAGCCCGCCTCGAGCAGCTGCTGTACTGTCAAGCGCTTTCAAGCCCTCACGCAATCGAAACTGATAGCTAGGGTCAGCCTGGAATTTTTCCAATGTAAAAGGGTCATAACGAGATGCTTCAACCAGTTCGGGTAGCGCATTAACCCCGACTTTGCGAAACGGCTCTTGCAGCTCAACCTGCCGGTTAAACATGCGCTCTTCAGCCGCCGACGCTTCGCGTTGGCCTTGCAAGCCAGCTTTAGACGCTTGACGAGAACTGTACGCGCCGATACCGGCGGCGCCTATTGTCGCTGCTGCTACCCATCCAGCCATAATACTTCTCCTTCAATTTCGTTTTTAAGTGCCAGTTGCTTGCGCGTATCGCCAAGCCCACACTCAGGCACAACGTACAATCGATCTTCTAGTGTCTCTACGTCTTGGCAATCGTCTGGGTTTTCATACACATCAACCCACACTACTTCATCTTCAAACACGCGGCCTGCTCGTTGCTCGCCGGCTTTTGCATCAAACTCACAAGGTGCTGTTAACACCACTACATCAGAATCAATATTGACCGCGATCTTGCCTTTTTCCAGTCGCACGCGGTAACCTGTCTTGTGTGCTGCGCCTGTCAATACTGTCCACGGCGGCACCGTAATCTTTCGCTCATACACGCCCGGCAAAAACGTGTGGGTGGTGACAATATCGGCCTGCGGCATCTGCAGCAATTCGTCCTGCAGCGCGACGACTTTCTGCCGCATTACCTCTGGCGTAACAATCGCCGTGCTGTCAGGGTCAAATATCTCAACCGCGTTCACACCACCACCCATCGTGACCCACTGGCCACCGTTATCGTCGTACCGCCTGAAATCGTTACCGGCCCAGCCGACATGCCGGATGTGCCTGCGGCAATCGTGTAGCTGGTATCAATAGTTAAACTATTGACAAATATACCATTGCCCGCTATGACATGCTCCGATGTTAATTCACCAGTGCTAGGTTTGTACAGATATTTGGCGTCACTTGTGTAGATGTCGCCTAGCGCGCCAGACGTGGCGTCCGCAAACGTTGGAAAAACGTTGGTGGACGTCGTGGTGTCGTTCGTAATAGTAGCGCCCGAACCAGAGGCCAGCGCCCACTTGATGCCGGACGCCTGGGCCGAGTCGGCGGTCAGAACGTAGTTGTCGGTGCCCACAGGCAAGCGGACATTGTCCGTGCCGTCATTGACAATCAAATCGCCCTTGGTCGTTGTCGGGGCCAGCCCATCAAACGCCGCAACAGCAGTCGTCTGGCCCGTGCCGCCGTTGGCGATCGGCAGGGTGCCTGTCACCTGGGAGGTCAGGTCGACCCCGGTCAGCGTGCCGCCCAGTGTCAGGCTGCCGCTGGATGTGACCGTGCCCGACAGACTAATGCCGTTGACCGTACCGGTGCCAGAGACGCTGGTGACCGTGCCCACGTACTGGTCGTTGGAGGTAATCGTAAAGTTTGGGTACGTGCCGGTAACGCTGGTCGTACCGGCGCCGGTCAGCACAACCGTCTGGTCGGGCAGGGTGTTGGTGATCGTAAAGTTGGGGTACGTGCCTGACGTGCTAATGCCTGTGCCGGCGGTTAGCACGACCGTCTGGTCAGGGGCCGTATTGGTAATCGTAAAGTTCGGGTATGTGCCCGACGTGCTGATGCCGGTGCCGTCTGTCAGTACGACCGTTTGGTCGGGCGCCGTATTGGTAAACGTCACGTCGCCCGTGGCAGACGACACCGAGATGCCGGTGCTGGCAATCGCGCTGGTCACCCCCGTGTTGGCAATCGTGATCGACCCGGCGCCTTCTGTGATACTGATGCCTGCGCCGTCCGTCAGGTTGGCGTTCTCCCACACGCCCGCCACAGCGTCGTAGATCAGCGTGTTGCCGGAAGCAAGCGTTGTAAAGTTGACGTTGCCGTCGGTGCCGCCCAGCACCGAGCCGTAGGTTGGGCGGACAAACAAAATGCCATTAGCCACGCCCACATTAACTACCGCAGCCACCGTTACAATCGCCGCCGGGGCGGTAGGTTTGACGTTAGTCAGGCCGCCTGTAACCAACGGGTTGTAGTACAGCACATCGCCTTGTACCCACGTCTCCGCGCCGCCGGTGGTGTCGATTTGCTTGACTTCACCAAACGTGGTGACAAACACCCAATCGTTAGTTATGCCGCTCTCATGGGCGATACCCAAGATGTAGTTGACCTGTTCCGGCAGCAGCCCTGTCGCAGGTTCAGCTTGCAGGCCGCCGCTGGCACCCAGCGTGCCGCTAAACATCAGCACTTGGCCCTTGGTAGCCGCAGCGGAGAGCTTGACGCGGTAATACAGCTCCTCACCAATGCGCTGGATAGCTGCACCATTCATCTGGAACGTCAGCGTTTGGAACTGATCCTCATCGTCGTAGTACAGGCGGCCTGTCGCGTCCGTAACGGTGGCTGTCGTGTCAAACTGGATAAAGTCGGGCGACGAGATGCCGCCGGTCACACCCGTCATCGACGTAATGTCGTTGTTGGTGCCTAAGACCGCAGCGCTTAAATTAGTACGCGCGCCGCTTGCTGTAGTGGCCCCAGTGCCGCCGTTGTCGACATCTAGGGTTCCGGCTAGGGTAATCGTTCCCGACGTCGTGACAGGCCCGCCAGAGGTTGTCAGGCCCGTGCTGCCGCCGGAGACATTGACGGACGTGACTGTGCCAGACCCACCGCCACCACCCGCGTTAGCTTTGTTTAGTAAGTTGAGGAAAAACCGATACCAATCACGCGAGACTAACCCCGACCGCTCGTCGATGATCGGCGATTGGTTCTTGGGTAGTTGTGGCTCGTTATCGTTAGGCATTGGTGCCGGACAAGACGAGTTCGGCACCCATAATGGCGATCTTGACGGGGTCGGTGCCAGACACCTCGTAGACGCGGTCGCGCAGCTTGTCGGTCATGCCCAGACGACGCCAAAAGGCGCGGAAGCCGTAGTTGCCAATCTTGCCCATGCCCGTCCAATGCTCATTTGACCAGGTGTGGCCACCGTCGTCTGAAAAGCGCATTATGACCTTGGGGTCGTTGCCTTGGCCGGTCACCAGACCCACGCCCGTTTCGCACTCCAGCTGCAGTGTGTGTTGGGCGGTACGCTTCAAGTTGTTCTGGCCGGTAGGCAGCGCGCGCCATGACCGCAGCCATTTTTGGGGTAGGTTGTCGTCGGCAAACACATCCAGATCGTACGCGTAAATCTTGCCGTTCTGAAAGTCGCCCACCACAATTTGGTTGTTGTAGAACATCTGGCAGTTTGCCCGGTGGCGGATAAACTGGCCATTGGCAAAGCCTGCACGCTCATGCCATGCGCCCGTGGCCACGTCAAACACCCAAGTCTTCTGGGCGGTTGGGAAGGTCAACACGTAGAAAGCATGGCCGTCTTGCTGGTAGGTAAACGCGATCGCGTCTGAGATGGTGCCGTAACTCTGAATGGCAAACTCGACCGCATGGGTTGAGATGCGCTGGCCAGAGTAGCCTTGCGCCCTAAACACCACGCCTTGGCCACGGGCATCCGACCCCAGCCAGAACAGCGAGTTGTCCATCTTGGCCACCGAAAAAGTAGCCGCGCAGCCAATCTCGTTGACCGCACCTTGAATGCGCGCCAGCGGAAAATCCACGTCGCCCGCGTTGTACCAGACCTCAACCGACTGGGTGCCGAATAGCCACACCTCGCGGTGATCGACAAACAGTGAGATCAGGTTGTCAGGCATACCCTCGGCGCTGGCAAAGCTCAGCGGGTCAATCTGGGTGCCATCCAGCAGCTCGGACACCCAGAATTTTTGCGAGTTTGGTTCTTGGAAGATGAAGTAGCCGTCCAAATACCCGACGGTCACCGCGCCCGGAAAGTCTACATCGGTAATCTCAGCGTACTCTTCGGTGCTGGCGTCGTAAATATACCCTTCAGGGTTAGCAGCAATAAAGAGCTGCGTGCCGTTGTCGACCATTGAAACAGGGCCAGTGCCTGACACACCGCCAATATTGGTCACCGTATAGTTGGCGTCCACCCGGTACAGCCGGGCGCCTGACACCACGTAGCCGTAACTGCCGTACTGCCACATGCCCCGGATAGGGCCGGTACCGACAGTAGCCAACCGGCGCAAGCCTGGCGCCCGATTCAAGTACGCAGGCTCCATCCCCTCCGGTGCGGGTGTAACCTCGGGGTACAGGTTGATCATCCTTGCGTCCGCAGCATTGACGCTGCGGGCGACGTAGGCTTGGCCAAGGATAGAAGTTTTCACGGCTTAGTAATTTCCCGCGAAGATGTTAAACCGCTGGCGAGTGGCTACCAGCGAGTAGGGCATGGACATCACGTCGTCTGGGTTGTTGATGCGTTTTAGATTCCGCTTAGACGTCATGGCGATCCGTACTACCTGCGGCATAGGCTCCACACCAAACTCGTTAGCAATTTCCATCGCCAAGTTGTACTTAAACGCCCGCAGGTAACCCGGCGGGAAGGACAGTACGGTATTTAACGTCGCCGGTTTAGTCAGCTCTTGCACCGACACAAAATGCCACTCCAACAGCCTTGTGGGCTTTGGATAGATGGTCATGGTGATGTCGGGGAACGTATTGTTGACGAACATGACCTGCGGGTAGGTGCTGGTCACGGTTTTGACCGCAATGCCGTTGTACTGCTGCTGGTTGATCAGCTTGATGCCGTAAGACACGTTGGTCTGCGGATCGCGGAAGTACGTCGCATCGTCAATCAAAATAGGCCGATTGCCGACAAAGTCGCCGGTTGGCCCAAGGGTGCGGGTAATTTCGTCGGTCGGCCAGTTAAAAATCTGGTCTTCCGTACAAAACACCGACAGGCGTTCCGTATTCCACGAATCAATCATCTGATTCATGGCGTTTAATGCATCTTGGGCGGCTTGCGGAGACGGCTCTTCACCTTCAGCCAGTTGGCCAATGAGCCGAAGTGCAGCTTTGATCTGGTCGAAGGCGGTTGCCATTTATGCTCCTAGCGAAGGTTCTTTACGTCGACGTTTTACCCCTAACACATTCTCGGGGGCCGCAACTTCGGAAACCGCTTCAGGAGCCGATGGCGTGTCGGGATTATACCGCTCCCAGCCATTTTGTTCATCTGCTTCTGCTTCAATATCCATGGTCGCGATTTTAAATCCGTGAACCGGATGGGATAGGTAAATATTCATGTGGAGAACGGGGCCGAAGCCCCTATTTTTTAAGCAACAACAGCAAATTGCCATTTAGCGCCATCAGATACAAACAGCTTGCCAGCACCTGTTGCGTTGCTGGTTGTGCCGATCGAACCTTTTGGTGCAGAAGTTGTTGTGGTGTTAGCTGTAATTGCTATGGTCAAAAAGTACAAGCCAGCAGTCGCATTCGCAACAACAGCGTCTGTAGTCGCGGTTGATGTAATGGTGGGGGCAGTAATTTCACCCGTGACGGACACGCTTTCAAACTCAGGGTCTGAATACGCGACGCCAACAGCTTTGGTATTAGCCATGATATATCCTTAAAAAGCGGGGGCCGAAGCCCCCGAGGT